AACGCTATTACTTAATCCTGCTACAATACCATATAAGATGTTTAAAGCAGGTATGCGCCCTCAATCGGAGTCTTTTATAAGTAACCAGAGAAATTATTGTTGTATATCTTATGTAAGCGATACAAGCGTTAATTTTGCGATAGGAGTGCAAAGCCCTTTTTCGGCGGCGCTTTACGGGATAAAATAAGGGAGGTGATATAAAATGCAAGATGCAATAATCTTATACGAAAACGGCAAAGCAATCGGCGGTGAAGGACATCCGACAGATGCAAACGACATCACCTTCGAGAATACGGGGACAGACCTTGTTTCAGAAGAGGTTGAAAGTGCGATTAAGGAAGTCAATGATAAGACCAAACACGGCATTGTAGAACTGTGGAAGAACGATAGCCCGACAGCCAATTTTGCAGGGCAACAGATTACTTTCACATCATCCTATACACTCGATGCCCTTATAGTTGTTTACGGAGTCGCAACGGGCGGTGGTCGAGGCGATGAATGGTATGAGATAGATTCAGACTTTTTCGGAACGTCAACGCATTTATATGAAAGAGCCTTTATCAACGGAAACAACGTGTCTTTTTCAACACGAACCATAAGCGATATAACTGTTTCGGGAAGCTCCATATCGATAACATTTTCCGATGCGCAGATGGTAACAATGGCATCAACAGCCCAGAGAACAACGGACAACAGCAGAGCCGTTCCAATGAAAGTTTTAGGACTCATCCATAATAATTAAAGGAGGATAACAAAATGAAGTATTATGTAGTAGCAATCGAGCAGATTTATGACAAGGACGGAAACCTTTCGGAGTATTCGAGTCAGCCGACAAAGCACAACAGCCTTGAGGATGCACTTACCAAGTTTTATACCAAGTGCGCAGAGATTGTAAATTCCCTCGGAACAGAGCCGAATAATCATACCTACGCAGACATCCGCATCCTTAACAGCTATGGCGGTGAGGAAAAGAGAGACACTATCGGCACATACGTTGAATCATAATGTGGGAACTAATATTCCTACTCATAATCAGCCCCTTTATGGTAACGATTGTATTGATGAATATAATCGTTGCCGTAGGGGTGTGGGGTGCGACTTATGCCAACAGAAGTAAAGGAAATAATCGAGGAACTGGAAAAAGCCGTAGAGCCTAACGATTTCGGACAAGGTGTAGTATTTGCAATTCAGACTATCAAAGGCAAGTACGGAATTGATGATTGGGAGCAAGACGATGAACGGCATTGACATATCAGAATCACAAAGATATATAAACCTATCCTTGATAAAGTGCGATTTCGTCATTGTTAAAGCAACCGAGGGTAAGACCTACACCGATCCTTGTTTCTTTCAGCATATAAACAATGCCAAGAAACTCGGTAAACTGTTAGGCTTTTACCATTACGCTCGTCCAGAGAACAATCGCCCCGAAGAAGAGGTACAGAACTTCCTTAATGCGGTAGGCTCATATCTCGGTGAGGGAATCCCGTTTCTCGATTGGGAATCATCCGCAAAATATGATGTTCAATGGGCGAAACAATGGCTTGATTTATTCTATCAGCGAACGGGCATAAAGCCTATTATCTATATGTCCGTCCTGTCTTGCGAACACGCTTACAATTGGAACAATGTAGCACCTTATTACAAGTTGTGGATTGCCAAGTACAAAGATTACGGAATTGACTATAACTATGATATGTCCGATGCCGGAAAATCCCCCGTCCCGAAATATTGGGACACCTACGTTATGTGGCAATGGACTTCCTCGGGCAGACTTGATGGGTACGGCGGCAATCTTGATTGTGACCTATTCTACGGAGAGAAAGCCGAATGGCTTAAATTATGTGAGAAAGAAGATAAACCTATGAGCGATTACATTGAAGTCTCAAACGGGGTAGAACACTACTCCAAAGCCAAGCAGGGCAACCTAATCTTCACTATTGACGGAAAGCCCTCAAATTTCAAAGTAAGAGAATTTGCTTGCCATGACGGAACAGATGAAATCCTTATTGACGGAAACCTTGTCAGATACCTTCAAAGAGAGCGTGACCTTTACGGCTCAACCACAATCACAAGCGGGTACCGCACACCTTCCTATAATGCGAAAATCGGCGGGGTACCGAATAGTCAGCACGTTTACGGAAAAGCATCCGACACAATATGCAAGAACGGCACTCCGTTAGAGGTCGCTATGACAGCCGAAGCTATGGGAATGGGCGGTATCGGTCTTTACAGCGGTTTTACTCACATTGATACCCGTGACGGAAAATCTCGGTGGGATCAGCGAAGCGGTAGGCAAGTCGGTGTGTCAACCTTCTTTCAGACAATTAAATACGGCTCCACAGGCGAATATGTTAAAATAGCCCAACGCAAGCTCGGTGTGTACGTTGACGGTAAGTTTGGAAACAACACAAAAAATGCCGTGATTGCTTTCCAGGATAACAAAAACCTTGTTGCGGACGGTATCGTTGGCACACTTACTTGGACAGAACTTATGAAATGAGGTAAATGAGAAGAATGGCAGAGGAATTAAGAGAAGTGGTAGGTTGGCTTGCATTGTTCGGGGTTCCCGGAGTCTTTACGATGGTCGTGTTCCTGTTTAAAACCGTCATGAAGGCTATCAACAACATTGAAATACTACAAAAGGCACAAAAAGCGCAGATGCGAAGTCAGCTACTAAAGCAGTATGACGACTACATGGCCCAGGGATATATTGAGCCGATCTATCTTGACGATTGGATCAACCAATATAACGCATACCATGTTTTAGTCGGGCCGAATGCCGTATTGGATGCCCGCAAAGACGACCTGATCCATTTACCGAATCACAAGCCCGCAGTTTGAAAAAGAAAGAGAGGTATACTATAATGTTTATTACACTTCCCAATAAGCTCTACGATGTACTTCGCTGGGTGGCGATGTTATTCCTTCCGGCACTTGCTATTCTTGTGCAGACGATCTTCCGGATATGGGAACTCCCTTATGGGAACGAGATTACCGCTTCAATCGTTGCGGTGAATGCTTTCCTGTCGGCGATCCTGGGAATAAGCAGCATAACTTATCAGAAAAATAAGAAGAACGAAAAATAATTTTGGCACGATTTTGGCACGAAAAATTAAAAAGTGCCGTAAATGCAACGTTATAGAGGTGTTGCGAGTGGGTTCGATTCCCGCCACCCCGACACATTGAAAAACCGTGATTTCAAGGGATTGAGAGCGATTTTCCCTTGATTTCACGGTCTTTTTTTATGCCTTAAAAATGGCGTAAATTCAACATTTTAAATTTTGTTCACGAAAAATTTTGGCATGAATTTGGCACGGCCTTATATAAACGTCTCATACAACTTTGATATCTTCTGACTATATCCTTCCTGATCCATCCCTTGACGATATACTCCCTTCATTACCCTGTCGGTGATCCATCCCCCGTCGTCCTGGATAGCTTGGTCGGGTATGCCCTGATAATGACTGTATGAGGGGAAGAAGTGCCGGAGCTGATGGAAAGTAAACGGAGTTATGCCGAGTTTCCGTTGTGATTCTTGCAAATGTCTGTTGATGATCTTCGGATCTCCCTCGTAGACATAGCCCTGCTGCCGGATGCGGTCCGCAATCTTCTCCGGTATGACAATATCACGCTCGGAGCCTGTCGTCTTGGTGGATTTTATGACGTAACCATGCTCGGCCTGAACTTTTGCCTTTGTGATCGAGAGCACATTGTTATCGGAGAGGTCCGTTAGATCCAGCGCACACACTTCCGACAAACGAAGGCCACGACTTCCGAGGAATACCGGGACATAAAACGGAGTATCGTTGAGGTCGTCCAGGATCTTTTTCAGCTCTTCTACTGTCGGAATGTACTTTTTGACCTTCTTACGTTGCGGATATTGAATATCTTCGATTTTATTCCCATAAAAGCCAAGAACAGTCGTGAGGAATGTTCCGAAGTTGATAACAGTTTTGGGAGCATGGCCTACCGAGTAGCGGTTGACTTCTGCCTGGATCATCGCCTTTGTTATGTCACAGATTTTTGTTTTCGCCAAAATCGGCTCTATTTGCCTTATTAAGACACGATAACTCCGCTCCGTTGATTTACTCAACAGTTTATTTTTAACGTCTAAATAAGCCTCACACGCTTCACACAGGGTAATTTTCTCGGCTGTCTTTGGTTTATGTTCCTCAATGAGACGAGATGCTTCCTTTTGGGTAGGCTTATGATCTACCGTGATCGTGTACGTTATTCCGTTATCCATCTGCCGGATCTGATAGTTTCCGGAAGGAAGTTTGCGAATGTTCATTGTGTATCCCTCCACCGATCCTCTTCTTCCTTAATGGAAGTGTAAAGGCCGTCAATCTGCTGTTGTAATCCGTCGCGCTTTTCTTCAAGCTTCGCAAGAATCTTTCTTTTTTCCCTCATAATTGAAATAAAACGCTCATATTCCGGGTAAGGTTCCCACCCAAATAACTGATTAGGGGTAACACCTAAAGCATTACATATCTTTTCAACACTATCAATGTCAGGGCTATTGTCTCCACGCTCCCAATTTGAAATAACATTCTTGCTCTTTTCTACTTTAGTAGCAAGTTCTTCCTGCGTCATCCCTTTAAACTTCCTAAAATTCTTGATGTTGCTATTCAGAGTACCGTTCATTTGACTTCACTCCCTTCTTATATGTAATACTTGACACTTTTGAGTTTAACAGAAATTTTGTATTTTGTAAATATTATTCAAAAAAATACAGAATTTCTTATTGACATTACAGAAAATATGTGCTTATATATTGATGTACAGTTTTTCTGTACACAAAATATAGAGTACCGGAAGGAGGTAAAATATGAAAGTACAGTCAAGAATATCTGCATATCTCAAGAAAATGGGCATATCGCAGAGAAGCGTTTGTGAAAAGACTGGAATCAGAGAGGATGCTATGAGTGCGATGCTTAACGGAAAGCGGAAAATGACAGCAGACGAATTTGAAAAGATCTGTCTTGCGCTTGAGAAGTCTCCGAACGATTTCATTCTTTCAGATCAGGAGGTCACAGTATGAACGAATTACAGATTTTCAAAAATGAAGAGTTTGGAGAGGTCAGGACAATCGAGATTGACGGAAAACCTTACTTTGTAGCAAATGATGTGGCGAGAGCATTAGGCTATACAAATCCAAGCAAAGCAACAAATGACCATTGTAAAAACGCACTTATCAGACGGGGTAACGATTCGTTAGGTCGTGAACAGGATTTCAAATTTATCCCTGAAGGCGACATTTACCGCTTGATTATCAGAAGCAATCTTCCGAG